TCGGAACGAGGTAAGATATGTGCCAAGTACCCCCAAAAAGCCGTCGAACTCAAGACCGGGACGCTGCCGACGCTTCACGAAGGCTCGTATTTCTTTGACGAGAGCACCGCCGAAGGGGGAGCGGGTGATTTTTACGACGCATGTACGCAGGCACAGGCCGATACCGCGCGAGAAAAACAGGGCATCCCGCTCAATAAGATGCAATGCCGATTCCATTTCTTCGCATGGCACGACGACCCGAAGAACGCTACCGAGCCGAAGGGTATCGTGGTAAGCGACGAACTGCGAAGGTATTTCAAGGAGCTTGCAGACAATCACGATATCACGCTCACCGACCGACAGAAGGCATGGTACGCGCTAAAACGTGACGGTGCGCAGGGACTGGGGCGGTTGATGAAGCGTGAGCATCCCAGCTTCCCCGCCGAGGCGTTTGAGCAGGCGGTCGAAGGTGCGGTGTTTGGAGTCGAGTTGGAAAAGGCTCGCACCGAGGGACGTGTGAGATTTGTGCCATACGAGGAAAACGAGCCTGTTTACACCTTCTGGGACTTGGGGATAGGGCACCCGACGGCTGTCATATTCACGCAGTTTATCGCAGGTGCGGTTCACGTGATCGATTACCATGAGGAGTCTAACCGGGGGATAGTCTACCACTGCAAGGTCATTAAGGACAAGCCGTATATTTACGAGCATCACTACGTACCGCACGACGCACGCAAGCGGAGCATGGAGACGGCGACACCGCTTATGGACACCATGAGAGAACTGCTTGGCAGCACCAACGTAACGGTAGTGCCGCGGTGCCAGGACAAGGGTGACAGTATCGAGTCGGCGAGACGGATATTTCCGCACGTGTTCTTTGACGCCAAAAAGACAACCCGACTGGTCAAATGCCTTGCGTTCTACCGTTACGAATGGGACGAGGAAGCCAACAGGTTCAGGGATAAGCCCGAGGACGACTGGTCCGCTGACGGCGCAGACGCTTTTCAGGGCATGGGCATGGTGTGGATTACTACGTCTATCGGCGGTAAGCGACTGGGCCGAACTGAGCCTATACGCGGCAATATACCCCCGCCGGCGAATAAATACGGCAACAGCGTTTTAACACGCGGACTGGCAAGGACCGCATAAGGAGGCCAAATGAAGTTAATACCTTTATCACAAGGCAGGTGGGTGATGGCGAACAGGTTGTTTGGTGAGTTTGCCTATCTCAATTTTGCGAAGGGAGCCTAATGGACACAAGCGATGATCTGGCGGCAGTATTCGGTGGTGGTGGTGGCGATATGAAACTACCCGTGACAGCCGAACCGACCAAGAAGATAACGGCCGAACCGTTAGGGCAACTGAGCGAGGCGGCGAAGAAGAACCGCAGGCGCAGCGCGTCGATACTGACACAGGGCTTTGAGCCGCCGACGTTGGGAAAGACGGGGTTGCTGGGAGGTTGAAAGGAACCGCATGAACAGAAGAACATTCTTGAAATCAGTAGCTCTTACCGCTTTGTTACCAAGTGGCATAGCTGCCTGCAGCAGATTGCCTGCCATCAGCACCATGGCAACAGGCTTGCCGCTGGCAAGCAACACTGTGGCAAAGGCTATATGCGAAAGCGCCGAAGTGATTCACCAATTCAAGTGGACATTTCTGGGCGTTGACCCGGACGGCGGAGGTCTTCGCGAGTTATACACGGCTACGCATGAACTCAAGTGAGAGCATTTGACAACTAAATAACGGGTTCGCCGAAGAGCAGGCCAGCTTGAGGCGACGTAAGAACAAATATAAGACAGCCGGTAAGGGCTTACCACCTTGCGGGCTGTCTTTTTTTGTTGCCCGGTGAAGGAATGCGATATGGCATTATGGCCTACGAAAACTTTATACGACCGCATCATCGACCGTCACAAGGAAAAGGACGACGATTACAGCAAGGTCAACCGTAACAGGGAAGTCATATCGACATATTTCCGCAGCGACGAGATTATCAAGACCGACGACGCGGGCAACCTTGTCGGTGAGGCCATTTATAACGGTGCCGGGTCCTGGTACAGCCGTATGATGGCGACCGGCTTTCAGGGTCAGCTTGTCAGCAAAAACATACCGTGGGTGCGCTACCAGATGCGGGAGCAGGAACTCAAGGGCCTTGACGAACTCGATATATGGTTGCAGGAGATCAAGGAGTACATGGCGGACGCCTACCAGAGGTCGAATTTCTACGATGTTCAGCCTCAGTTTACGCATGACGGGTTGACTACAGGCAGTCCGGTTATCTTCGGTGAGGAGGACGTTCTGGGTGCCAGGACAATGTGGCTGCCTCAGCATTACACGACCGTTCGGCTGTATTACGACCGCTACAATCATCCAGAAGGTGTGATTGTGGAAGATAAGCAATGGACGGCCAAAAAGATCATGGACACGTTCGTTAAGGGCGACGACGAGCAGGGCACAAAGCGCAAAGAACTATTGCCGGTGTCGGTCAATGTCGCTATCGACGGCGGCAGGTATAACGAGGTCTTCACCGTCTACCGCGCGACGTTCAAGGTGTCGGATCCGATTTGGGACGGAACGGGTGAAAACGCATTCAAGAAGCCAAGCGGCGGATGGCAGTGGCTGACGGCGTACTTTGCGGCGATTACCGAGGCCGATAACGTCAAGAAGAACAGGCCGTTGAATAGCAATATGGGCGATTTTACACGACCGTTTGCAACGTGGAATTTCGATAAGAAACCGTGGGAGCCGTCGAGCAGGACGCCCGCTTTTTACGCCTTGTGGGACAACCTGAGTCTGCAACAGATCGACAAGAACTACATGGAGGATATTCAGGCTTCTAACCGCCCGCCAATAATTGCACTGGATAGTATGGGTGGCAGGCTGCAGTTGGGGCCCGAAGGTGAAATGCTGGTGACCGAAGCCCAATACGACAGGCCACCGAAGGCGATAGACCGTCTTGGCAATATTCAGTTCAGTAAAGACCTGTTGGACATGAAGGATGAATCTCTGAGGCGATGGTTCTATATTGATATGTTGCAGATGTTCAGCGACCTTGCCATGAAGAAGAATCAGCCGCCGACGGCAACTCAGATATGGCAGATGGCGGGCGAGAAAGCGACGTTGCTGAGTCCGGCGATTGAGACGCACAGCAGGTACCTTGAGATCACCGACGCGAGAATGATCGATATTGAGGTACGCGCCGGCAGAGGTCCGTTTGCGCCCGACCGTATGTCGGAAATAACGGACATTATACTAAGCAACATCAGCCGCCCGATCAGTAAGGTCGGCGTTCAGCCGGTGTTCATAGGCAGACTGGCGCAGGCACAAAAGGCCAGTCAGTCTCTGGAGCCCATCCAGTCGACCATGCAGGCGGTCGCGCCGCTTATGGAGTTGTTCCCGGAGATACGGCACATGTACCGCCCGTATGACCTCGCCGACGACATTAACGAGGCTTTGGACTTCCCGCAGAAGAACGTTCGACCACGCGATGAATACGAACAAATGGTTCAGGCCGAACGGGAGGCGATTGCACAGCAACAGCAGGCGCAGATGGCGATTGAAGCGGCGAAGGCGGCCAAAGGTGTAAGCGGACCGGTGGACGAGACAAGTGTTTTAGCAGGAGCGACAGGATGAGAGAAACAGTTGAGAAGGAGACCAATAACGTGACAGCACGAATAAATGTCTTTTTGGCTTATATCTTAGGTAACAGGAGAGGACACAAGAAAGATGTTAATGGCCGTACATACAGGTCGGCTTATCGTGATTACGGGAATCGGGTAATGGCGTATGAGTTCCTGCATGGCAACAGTTGGCATGTTAAAAAAAGAGTAGGGTTAATCTGATGATACCAAAAAGCGTAATCAAACCGGAAACGGTGGACGAGACAAGTGTTTTAGCAGGAGCGACAGGATGATAAGACCCAACATGCCAATGACAAAACAACAGCTTAATCGCAGGGCCAGGGACCGCGCAAGGCACGTCAAGGAGGTTATGCAGGTAACGATTAACGCCGTGCTGTGGCAGATAATCAAGCAGAACACGCCTGCCGAGGAAGGCGAACCGGTACCCGACGGCATTATAACCGTACCACTTGACGACCTGTCGGCGGTCCCGAAAAACTTTGCGCTTTCGGTGGTGCGGGACGAGGGGACCCGAACGGTGCGTATCATGGCGACGGTGCACAAGCCCAAGAGTAATATCGTTTTACCGGGGGATGACGGCGCATGAGCGGTAAAGGCGACAAGTACAGGCCGGTAGACAGGCGGAAATACGAACGGAACTACGAACGGATATTCGGAAAGAAGAAAGGTAAGCATGGCAAGAGGTAAGGGCATAGCGAGATTGTATCAGGCGGGCGGGCCGAACCTGCTTGTGTACCGGCTGGGGCGGCTGTTCACCAAGATAGAGACCGAGGAACAACGTATCCTGCACAACGACGTACTTGCCGACGTGCTGGACATAATCAATGAAACTGACCCAACGGACAGGCTGAGCCGACCGGAGCACGCGCTGTTGCGGTTCATAGCTGATACCATCCTGTATCCAAAATTCAACAAGCGTAAACGATTCTTGTTCCGAGTAGGAGAGCGGATACTTCAATTAGGGCAAAACAAACAATAGGAGATGTACTATGGCAAAGAAGAAAGGCAAAGCGAAAAAGAAAGCTCCCGTAATCGACACACCCGTCGAAGCCGTCGAAGAAGTCGAAGCCGTCGAAGAAGTCATTTCACTCACACGCGCAGACGGGACCGTATGGCAAGCGCCAAAAGACCTGTGTGTCAGGGCGCGCAGTATCGGTCTGGTTGCCGAGCAGATAGCCGCGCACGTCGATGTCGCCCACCTCAAGGACACATGCGACAAGATATCGCCACAAACCAACCCGGATGCACAACCGAAAAAGGGCGAGATACCGGACCCGCCGAACACGAAGGACGCCCCGGAGTGCGTTAAGTTTACATCGGCGCTGGAAGCGAAGTTCGTCACACGCAACCGCGTGCAGTACGACGAGCAGAACCTTCAGGCCGAACTGCGCAGGGTCAACCGCAAATACGGCACACAAGAGCCTGTCACGATAGTCAAGACATCGATATTTAAGCCGGTGCGGGGCAGGAACAAGGAAGGTCGGTCGGCAAAGCTGCTGATTACCGAATATGAAGTATTTTAC